AAACAGCAAAAGAAGAGAATAGGTTCACACCTTCTGTAAACGCGGAAAAAATCGCTAGTGACTTAGCTCTTTCATGCCAGTTAGGTGTACCATCGTGATTATCTCTAACAGCCATCAATGACTCTATCTTAGCTGCTGTAGTTTCATCTTCTAAAAATTCAGCAAAATTGTCTAATCCTAATTGCTCGTTTAATAATGAATAAGCTTCAGCATGAATAGTTTCTGAAGACCCTAAAGTCGTACCCATCATAATAACTTCTGGTTTTCTGAACCATTTAGTTACGAGTGTAGACCAATAGTCGTTTACTATAGTTTCTGTTTGTGCAAACCCTTTTAAAATTTGACCGACAACGTTCTTTTCATGATCTTTCATATTAGATTTCCAATCAGTAACATCTTGTGCCATCGGTACTTCTGTATGTAACCAGTGAGCTTGTTGTTGTTTTAACCAGTAATCAAATGCTTGTGGGTATTCAAAAGGTTTGTACACTACTCTTTCTTCTAGTAAACTCATATATCTTTATATATTTGTAAGGTGATTAGACAAAAACATCCCCTTGAGGTTTTCTTGGGGACGTGTTAATAAATATAATATATATTCCACTTTCATGCAATATTTTTATAATAATTTTTCCATTTGTTCGCGAGATAAATTAAATTTAGGTTTAGAATCTTCTTCTGGTATCAAATCTCTAGCATCTGCTTTTTCTAAAAACTCTATATGTCCGTTATTAGTATCCATTTTTACATTATAAGTCATACCATCTTGACCATATCGATTTTTCATCACGTGAACTCTACCGGTACCTAAAACTTTATCTTCTTTCTGTCTTGAAAGAGATAGACAGATATCAGCCACCATCATCTTATCATAAGATCCGGCTGCCTTATCTCCTTCAATTACAGAATCTTTAGCTCCCATTCTATTAACCTGTGATGGTGTCAAAATAGGTATTTTTAATTCTTTAGCTAATCCTTTGGTTGCGATAAATACATCATCAATCTCATCTTTCCTTTCAAACGATTTACCTCTAGAAGGTGCTCTTAAATAATCAACGTAGTCAATAATAATAAGGTCTGGTTTATGTTCCATGTCAACACACTTTTGTACGTGTGACTTTATGGTATTTACCGTCGCTGACTTAGGAGCATATTCTTTTACTATAAGCTTACCTTTTAGATTGTCGACGTACGTCTGTACTTCTTTTCTATGTTTATTTACTTCATCTATAGAATAGCCAGTAAAGTAGCAATCAAAACGCTTACCAACATAATCCTCTCCCAATTCGAGTGTATAGTAGTTGACTTTGTATCCAAGTTTAACTGCATGAGCAGCAATAGCAACCATAGTCCAGCTTTTACCGCCACCAGGATTACCAAACACAATTGCAAGATCTCCGGGACCAAACCCGCCTTGGATACCGTCATTAAGTATGCTCCAAGGACTAGGAATAGTAGGACGGTAATCCGTACGATATCTCGTTTCAACGTCTTTATTATATTCATGTCCGATATTTTTATCCATACCCGCTTTCATTGCTTTTTCGACCTGGTTTCTAATACCATCGAAATCTCCTTCTTTAAGAAGATCGGCTGAGTTAAGTATGGCGTTTTTCATTTCTTGATTCTTACAGAAAGTAGTAAACTCTTCTTGAACGTATTCTAAATCGTCTTGAGAGGCTTGATAAGAGTTTCTTAACTCTTCTTTTAATGCTACTTGAAGGACTTCGTTTTCGAGTTTTTGAAGCTCTACTTTAAGAACGTCCATAGTAACATTAGTATGGTACTTATCAAAATAAGAACATATCTGACCTATGATCCACTTATGTGAATCAGCATCAAAATAATTATCGTGTAAAACGTCTCTTACGTTAAGTAAGAACTTTTTATCTGTGAGTAATGATCCTAAAACTTTTAGTTGGAACCCCTTCCCGTATTGTTGTAAACTCTTTAATGTCATTCAGTAACCTTTGTTTAAATATAAGAAAATTAAATCGATTGAGCAATTAATTTTTTAAATTTTGTAGTTGACCACCCGTGGTCTCTATTCAAATAATGAATAGGTATTTTTAAATCATAACCAGTAAATGGTTTATCTTTATAATCATCACCTAAAAACCTAACTTGAGGATTTACTATTTTTAAAAGCTCTAAAAGCTCTCTTTCATAAGTATAAGTAAATACATTATCAATATACTTTATTGACATAAGCATTTCGTCTCTTTCTTCTACTGACAGGATAGGTTTAAGTTTATGAGGGCGTTCTATAGAAGGATCAGAGTGTAAAAGGATAATAAATTCATCACAATTATCTTTACATTCCTTAAACATCTTTATATATCCTGGGTGAATTACATCAAAATTTCCTGCTATAACTCCTTTTCTCATAATAATGTTTTTTTAGGTTTTATTCCAATATTAGTACCTAATACCCACCTTTCTTTTCCACTTTTATTTGGTTCACTTCTATGTGAAATTGCTGCATCAAAAATAAAAAGGTCGTTTACTTTTACATTAGCTTTTTCCCAAAGCCAATCTTCAGATGAACTTGTACTGTAGTTTTTCTTAAAGTCGTAGTACGGATCTCTAAATAAAAGATCTCCACTATTTTCAGGTACTTCTAAATATAGAGCACTACTAATAATTGCTCCTGCATGATCATGAGTCTTAATGTAGCCATTATCATTATACCTGTTAAACCAAGAATGTAAGACTACTAATTCAAGATCTTTTGGATATTTGAGAATATTATAAGCTAAATTTAAGTAATGAGGTTTTAAAAAAGTATAAAAAGACCTTAGTTCTGGAAGTAGGTGTGTTGGTTGTTCTCTGTTAAACATAGTATTATCGGTATTTACCTCTAAACTATCACGTCTACTTCTTTCTATAAGTTTTTCAGCTATAGGTTTTATATTTTTCCAATCTAAGTTAAAACTTAACTTTAGTATACCTGTGTTCATTTTACAGTAGTTAAAGCTCGGAATGTTTCTAACCAGCCTTCGGTATTCTTAGTAATACCTTCTATCTTATCTTGGTCCATAAGATGCAAGAATGCTCCTGTTTGGAGTCCAGGTATATTTTCTTTCATAATGGACTCAACATATTCTATCTCTTTCTCATCTAAAGTAGTTTCATGTAAGTCCATTAACTTGAAATTAGTCTCAACTCTATCCCAGTTATGAATAATTTTAGCAAAGATTTTTTTGCCTTCAAGTTTTTCTTCAGCAGTTTTGAAAACATAATCTAAATCAGATACCTCGGTAAGTAGCTTAGGAAATTCAGATACTATAGTCTTTATCCCTAATCCCTTGACTCCTAATAAGTTATCAGAATTATCTCCAAGTAGAGCTTTTACTATATTATAATTTACTGGAAGAACTTTTAATTCTTCAAATATATTATCTTTTGTAAAAGTTTTCTTTTTAACCGGAGCATATACTTCGATATTACCATTAACTAGCTGTAAAAAATCTTTATCTGATGATACTATAGTTACTTTTTTACCGGCATTGGATGCTCTATTAGCTAGATATGCTATGATATCATCAGCTTCAAGTTTTTCTAACCCCATCTGATGTATAGGTAGACATTCAAGATAATCCTGGGTTCTATATAATTGTCCGATTAAAGCTTCTTGTTCTTCTTCTCTGGTATCGTATAAACCCCAGTGAGTTATTCGAGCTGTAGCTCTCTGTGCTTTATAATTCGGATCGATATTCTTTCTATTTCCGGCACCACCTTTACCGTCCCACACAACAATGACCCTTGTCGGGTCAAAGATGCGGGTTACGTACCCTAGCGAGCGAAGGAAACCCACCAGACCGCCAACATGGGTGCCTGATGGATTCATCGCCTTGAGCAGCGAGAATGACCTGATTAAGGTATTCATCGCATCTATGATCAAGATATGATCATTAAGAGGTCGGGGTGGGGTTTCTTTAAGATTTTTTAGAATATCGTCGTATGCCATTAATCTAATAGATTAGGAGTAATATTATCTTCTTCTAAATCTCCTTCTTCTATTAGGTCAAAGTCTAGACTACCGACTAATTTCAACCAGTGATCTTTATGCTCGTCTTTATATTTATCGATTGCACGTTTATCATCAGGTATAAAACCATGTGAGGTCATAACTACTCTTCCTCTAGATTGAACTCCACCAATATGGTTCTTCTCTATCTGTACGTTTGTACGTTTAGCAAATTCAACCTGAAGTCCGTTCTTGATAGCTTTTATCTTTGATGTACCTGGGTTAGTAATATTACCGAAAGTAATCACTAACGTAGCATCATACCACATAGACATACCTCCTTTATTTTGTAACTTAGGCATACCCATCGGTGATTCAGGTTTCATAGTCCAAACCTTATTGATAGCCACCATAGTATTGGTATAAGGAGAGTTTTCTTTTCTAGATAGAAGAATCTTTTGATTTAAGTTATTACCAAACTGAGTAGACATTGCTCCAGCATTCCATTCGTTGTTGTTTTTATTTGATCTAACCGAAAGATCACAGGGTACTGAGCCAATACTGTCCCAGAAAAAACACATATCAAAAGGTAAATTTCCTTTGGATTGCTCATCCATAAGGTCTGCAATATAAACTGCTACATCTTCAATAGTATTCAGTTGACCTCTATCAGCATAAAGGAAATGGCCTTCGTAATCTAATACGTTACCGTCTTTATCTTTTACTTCATCGAATTGAAGACCCATCTCTTTAGCGTGTTCCCAAGACCACTTCATCTCAGTTATAATGAAGACAGGGAGAATGCCCATTTTTTGAGCATTCACCGCAGCTTCTAACAAGGCAGTTGTCTTGCCTGTATCACTATGTCCTCTCAACAGAGTGATGTGCCCGGTTGGGATACCAGGCAGGGAAGTAATATCTTGAAAGGCTTTAGATAGGGGAATCCATCCTTGCTCTTTAAACTTAACAGATGCATTTGAATAACCTTTCTTCTTTTTGAAGTTGCTAAGATTAAAAGACTTCTGTACTGCTGCTGCAGCTTTTTGTTGTGTCTCTTTTTTCTTAGCCATTACTCATTAAATAAATCGTCAAATTTTGATACAGTATCTTTATTACCTTCAGTAGCAGTTTCTAACGTAAAGTCAGATTGCTTAGGTGCAGGTGCTGCTGCTGGAGTATCTGATGAATCGTCTCCTGATCCAGGGTTAAGATAGTTCTGTAATTGCTTTTTAATAAAGTCATAATCATATTGAGTATGTACTTCTACCGGATTAGGTTGTTCCTTTAACCATTTATCAACTAAATCATTATTATCTGATAATGGAGTCTGTTTAGGTTTAATACGAACAGTAGTCTCAGGGTAAGGGTTACCTTGTACCTGCTCTACTACCATATCCCATCCGTTAATAACGTCTGTAAAGTCTCCGATATCCTCATCTTCTGCCAAAGCAAGTAATGCTTTATAGATAGTAATACCGAATCCCCATAATCTAACTCCTTTATCTTCTTCTCCTCTAACTACTACAGGAGCAAAGATTCTAGTTTTAGGGTTGAGTTTACCTGATAAAGACCAGTTATCTTTATCGTTAGTTTTTCTTAGTTCTTTTACGAACTCTTCGATTGGGTCTTGCTTACCAAAGTTTGATAAAGCAACCATCGGGTACTTTCCTACTCCGTAATGGAATTTTAATTCCTTAAACGGGAAAGCAGGATCATAGGCAGAAGGAACGATTCTAATCGTTTGCTTACCTAATTCAGGTTTCCAAAAAATTGTTGAATAGTCAGTCTTTTCTCTTTGCTGACCGTTGTTGTTCAAGGCATCTAGTTTAGCCTTAATCGCATTTAAATCCATATAACTAATTTATTATAACGTTTTATTTTAATATAAGAAAAAGATCTTAACGATCCAACTCTACAATACGGAAAAGTTTTGTATTTACTCTCTTGAGTTCTGGTCCTTTGGTTAGTAGTATACAGTTTCTGTAATCAGGCCAGTTAACTCTATAAGATGTGTCTAATTGCCCTCCGTTTAACTCTTTAATTAGAGTATTAAGGGCATTAATTGTATAGAGTGTGTTAGATTCTTTTTTTCTGTGGACGAGAATAGTATTATCTAAAAATGCTCCTACATTTCCAAAGTCTACATTATAAGTACAAATATACTCATCTTGACTTTTAGAGTAAAGGACAAAAATTTTGTTGTAAATAATTTTATACCTTTCCTGAATTTCCTCTAGTACTGAATCTAGAGTATTTTCTGTAGCAAAGGTGCAAAAAAGCTTATTGCTCATATCTTCGTTAAACTGAAAAGGTTCTATGTCGTAATCAAACCTCGGTTTAGTAACTATTTCGTTCATTATAAATATCTTTTTAGTTCTATAAACGTAAATCCCTGGAGTGTTTAAATTTTACTGGGTATTTTCCACCGGATTCCATTATCTCCTTAAGTTTTTGTAATGTTTCTTTACCGTCCTCTTTTGAAAAGTCGAATAAAATCGCATCGTAGGTATAAAGAGCTACCTTAGTTTTTTTATCTTTTAAGTACCTAAGTACATCTTTTAATATAAGAATATTTCTTGAGGTTTCAAGCGATTGCATGATATAGTTCATCAGCTTTTGAGGATTCATGTCTCGTAATCCCCTTGTAAATGGTTTTCCACTAATAGGAGCCAAGACTTTTCCGTCATTTTCATATTGTCTCCAAAGCTCTCGGATATACGAATTAATTCTGCAAAAGATTTCAAGGCTCGCCCACTTCTCTGGTATTTTGCCATAAATTGCGTGAAAGTTAGTTTGTTTTGCTTCTTGGTATTCTTCTTCATTAATCTCTTCTTTATTAAAGTAAATTTGTGCTAAATATTTATGAGCAGAATCAGAAGGAATATCAAAGTCAATCTGATCACAAAGTAACCGAAGGTGATAACCGTCAAAGTCCAGCTCAACAAAAAAGTCGTTTTGGGGCCTAAAACATTTTCTATGCTCTTCTGTCTTGGGGATAGCAGCATAATTAACAGAATTGAAAGCATTAGTAGGTCTAGATGTAGCATTGTATAGATTATATGACGAATAAGTTATATTGTCTTTTATATTGTATAAAGGATCTCTAGGATTAAACATTTTATTGAAAGCCTCATAGTGTATTCCTAATCCTGACTGCTCTAAAAGAAAAAATACATTAGTTGCAGTCTTATTATAAAAGTCAAACTTATCAGGTATAGTTAAATTTAAGAATTCTTTTACAGACTCGTATACTTTTTCACAAGATTCATACAATTTTGTTATAGGAATAAGCTGATTAATGTTTGTATGTTTAGAAAACTTATTATAGAAAAAGTTTAAAGAGGAGTTTTCTCTAGAATACTCTAATTTGCTATAATTAGTCATAGCATAAAGTAAAGATAAATCTATACTATCCTGTATATTAAAGTGATACAGAAGGTTTTTCTTATCTAAGGTATAAAGTGGTTTGTAGGCATTAAGTATCTTAGAGACACGTTCTTTAGCTGTATTAATTCCTTCATCGTGATTTATAGGAATAATAAATCCATGCTTACTATTTGTAGGTCTGAGATATATAGCAATAGTAGAGGTAAGCTTTGGATGGAAGTTATTATTAGAAGATATAATATCTACATAACCTCCTAGGCGTCCTAGTCTTTCTAACTTTTCTAATTGGATTTCTGTCTCTACTATATAAAACACTTATATAACCTTTTAAGTAATATAAGATAAAAAGTTTATTTTACAAACTGTGCAGGGTCAGAAAGATGCTGTTCAGTGATTCCCGGTAGGATTTCTTCAGCTCTTTCGGTAGTTTTAATATTTTTTGTACGAGATCCTTCGTATTTGAATCCTTTGAAAACAGTATCTTCTAGTGGTTGACTTAGTTCCCACTCTATCCTTAAAGGTTTTCTATACAATACCGGATTTCTTATTGCTTGAGTAAAAGAATCTACTTTTACTTCTACTATTTTTCTATCTCTTGTATCTTGAATAAAGTACCTTAAGTAGAATTTTCTTTTATAATCTTTTTCAGTCGGTTCCACATAGTCGTTTTTGAACACAAACTCTGAAATGCTTATAGGAGCATTGTTAGGGATAAATTCTAACGGCTCTGGGGTACGTTTTGGTATTGAACCTTTGTAGTACCTTTCTTTATAATCCTTAATAAAGGTACCGGTATACTCTTCTTTAGTTTCAGGATCAATTAACTTTCCGTCAACTTTATTTAATATTCTATATTTAGATTTAGGTAAGTACATTATTTTTTAAGAACGAAAAATTGTGTGTTAATATTAGTATACCATTTGTTATCAGATGCTATTTCATGCTCGACACCTGTAATAATATATCCAAATTCATCATATTTAGCCGGTAAAATACCT